CAGAAAAAGTCTAAGACTGGAACTTGGGGTATGGAAGGTGGTAAGAAATTCGATAACACTAAGAAAGAATCTATTGAGCCGGAATTTAAAAGCAAGTTCATGAAGATGGTTGAAGCGGCTAAAGAAGAAAGCGAAGCTGACGCTAAGAAGAAGAAAGAAGATAAGAAAAAGAAAATGGCTAAGATCATGGACGAAGGTGCAAAGCCTGACTTCCTAGACATGGATAAAGACGGCGACAAGAAAGAGCCAATGAAGAAAGCAGCAGCCGATAAAGGCGGCGATAAGCCAGCTGGCAAGAAAGGCATGAGCGACAAACAGGCCAAGTACTTTGGCAAGAAAACTGAAAGCAAGATGATGCCTAAAGGCAAAAAGCGTCCAGTTAAAGAATCAATCGAAAACATTCTATCATTCAAAGACATGATCAAACTTGTTCAAGAGAGTGGCGGACAACAACAGATCGATGCTGTTGATCAAGAGTTGTTTGCATGGGCTCAACGTGTTGCCAAACAAAAAATTGGTGAAGGCATAAAAGCTGATGTATATGCAGGCATGGTATACGAGCGCATGGGCGGTGTATTCGAAATGTACGATGTACTAAGCGAAGACCAAAAGTAATTTAACCAATCGCACTCAAAAGCCGGCAATTTAGTTGACCGGCTTTTTCTTTGACTATATAATAGCTACATAGGAGAAAATTATGTCGACAAGAATGTACGGTCCCGAAGAAAAAGCCAAACTTGAACGTCTTATCAACGAAGGCGGAAATGTATTACGTGAACTAGAAGATCTTAAAGAGGGTCTCAAAGAAACTGTTAAAGCCGTTGCAGAAGAACTACAAATCAAACCTAGCGTTATCAACAAAGCAATTTCTATTGCACACAAAGATAATTGGAAAGATCATGAACAAGAATGGAATGACATTGAAATGATTCTCGGTGTTACTAAACGTCTGCCAGAATGATAGACACAATTTTTGCGCCAACTCTACAATGGATAAAAGATGACTTTAAATCCAATCGAATTCGCTTTGTTGTTGAGTTGCTTGCTTGGGCTATCAGTATTGGCTGTTCAATTACTATGGCACTTACCGTACCCACACCTCCGCTACTTACTCTTTACCCTGTGTGGATCCTTGGTTGTGCTATGTATGCTTGGGCTAGTTGGACTAGGAAATCTTTTGGCATGCTGGCTAACTATATACTGCTAACCACTATAGATACCATTGGCCTAGCAAGAATGCTAATTAATTAAATAAAGTAAGAAGGTAGGCGTGGCCACAAACCGCACATTGGTATTTGCAAGCCGTAAATTGCATAGGAGAAAAATTTGAGTTATGTAGACGCTTTCTATAATAGAGAGCAGGATATGATTCACGTTGTTGAACGTGATGACAAAGGTAATAGACATTACAAAGAATATCCTGCTAGACATGTTTTCTATTACCCAGATGCCAGGGGTAAATTTACAAGTATTTTTGGACAATCGTTGTCTAGAGTAAGTTCTAAAAATGTCAAAGAACATCGCAAAGAACTTGCAATTCATTCAAACAAAAAACTTTTTGAAAGCGATATCAATCCCATTTATCGCTGTCTAGAAGATCACTACTTAAACGTTGATGCTCCAAAACTAAATGTAGCATGGTTCGATATTGAGGTAGACTTTGATCCAGAACGTGGATATGCTTCTCCTGAAGATGCATTCATGCCCATTACTGCGATTGCTGTCTACCTTCAATGGATGCAGACAATGGTATGTTTGGCTATTCCTCCTAAGACGCTGTCTATGGAAGAAGCTACTAAACAGGTAGCAGAATTTCCTAACACCATGCTGTTTGATAATGAAGCAGATATGTTAGATACATTCTTAGATCTAATACAAGATGCAGACGTGCTAAGTGGTTGGAACAGCGAGGGCTTCGATATCCCCTATACCGTTAATCGTGTTACTAAAGTCCTTAGTAAGGAGGACACACGAAGGTTTTGTTTGTGGAATCAATTCCCTAAGAAGCGTGAATACGAAAAGTACGGCAAGGCCGCTGTCACATACGACCTAATTGGTCGTGTACACCTAGATAGCCTTGAATTGTATCGCAAGTACACTTATGAAGAACGTCATACCTATCGACTGGATGCGATTGGCGAGATGGAGATTGGGGAGAACAAGACTATCTACGAAGGCACACTTGATCAATTGTATAACAATGACTTTCGTAGATTCATTGAATACAATAGACAAGATTGTATGCTGTTAGAAAAGTTAGACAAGAAACTCAAGTTCCTGGATCTTGCTAATACACTAGCACATGAATGTACGGTATTGCTACAGACCACGATGGGTGCTGTAGCTGTTACTGAACAGGCCATTATTAACGAAGCTCACAAACGTGGAATGATTGTTCCTAATAGAATATCTCGTGAAGAAGGATTTAGTAATCAAGCCGCTGGTGCGTATGTTGCATATCCCAAGAAAGGTATTCACGAATGGATCGGTTCGTTAGATATCAACTCACTATACCCAAGTGCCATTAGAGCATTGAACATGGGTCCAGAGACTATCGTTGGTCAGTTACGTCAAGACGGTACTAAAGACTACATCGCTTCTGAGATAGCAAAAGGTAAATCGTTTGCATCAGCATGGGAAGGCGTCTTTGGTTCATTAGAATATGCAGCCGTACTAGAACGAAATGTTGGGCGTGAAATTATTATAGACTGGGAAGATGGTGGCAGTGATACCCTAAGTGCTGCTCAAGCCTATGATCTAATTTTTGAAAGTAATCAGCCGTGGATGCTTTCAGCTAACGGAACTATCTTTACCTACGAGAAAGAAGGTATCATCCCTGGTTTGTTAAAACGTTGGTATGCCGAACGTAAAGACATGCAGGCCAAATTAAAAGAATGTATAAAGGCGGGAAATAAAATTGAAGAAGAATACTGGGACAAACGTCAGCTTGTTAAAAAGATTAACCTCAACAGTCTCTATGGTGCTATTCTTAATCCTGGTTGTCGTTTCTTTGATAATCGTATTGGTCAGTCCACCACGCTCACTGGCCGTGCCATTGCCCGGCATATGGCTGGTAAGGTAAATGAAATTATTACAGGAGAAAACAATCACACAGGTAAGGCAATTATCTATGGTGATACAGACTCTTGTTATTTCTCAGCTTATACTACACTTAAAAAAGAAATTGAGCAGGGTTCTCTTCCTTGGACCAAAGAAAGTGTTGTTGAACTATATGATACAATTGGTGAAGAAGTAAACTCAACCTTTCCCAAGTTCATGCAAGATGCATTCCATTGTCCTAAGACTCGTGGCGAAGTTATTAAAGCAGGTCGTGAGATTGTTGCCAGTCGTGGCCTGTTCATTACAAAGAAACGCTATGCTGTTCTTTACTATGATAAAGAAGGCAAACGTGCAGACATCGACGGCAAGCCTGGCAAGATCAAGGCCATGGGCTTAGACTTGAAACGTAGTGATACTCCGGTTGTTATTCAAGACTTTTTAAGTGAAGTATTAACCAAAGTTCTAAATAACGGTACTAAAGAGGATGTACTAGAATATATCACTGCATTCCGTACTGAGTTTAAAGTTAGACCGGGTTGGGAAAAAGGTAGCCCTAAACGTGCTAACAACATTTCAGAATACCGCGATAAGGAAAAGAAAGCAGGAAAGACTAACATGCCCGGGCATGTTCGTGCCAGTCTTAACTGGAATACTCTAAAGCGTATGATGGATGACAAATACTCTATGGCAATTACAGACGGTGCAAAAGTTATTGTCTGTAAGGTCAAAGATAATCCAATGGGCTATACGTCTGTTGCATACCCCGTTGATGAACTGAGATTGCCTCAATGGTTCAAAGACTTGCCCTTCAACGATGCTGAAATGGAAAATGCAGTCATCGATGAAAAGTTAGAAAACTTGATTGGTGTCTTGGAATGGGACATCAGTTCGACTCGCAGTGATAACACATTCGCAAAATTGTTTGATTTTGAGTGATTTAGCGGTTGCTTTTTCACACAGATCTAAATATAATCTTAATATACAGGAGACTTTCAATGAAAGACATTTTACAAGATATCGTATCGCACACACAAAACTTAGGGTTTTTAACTACGGTTAAAGTTACAGGCACAGACAAAGGCACAACTATTAATTCAATGGCTGATGACCGTTCAGTCATTATGGAAGCAGAAACTGCTGCTCCATACCCAGACATGATTGGCGTGTTTGGTATGCCGCAACTAAACAAATTGAAATATTTGTTAGACGGTGCCGAGTACAAGGACAATGCAAAGATTAGTATTACCACAGCAGATCGCAACGGCGAAACAATCCCAACAGGATTACACTTTGAAAATAAAGACGGTGATTTTAAAAACGACTATCGTTTTATGAATACTGAAATCATTAACGAAAAGATGAAGACCGTTAAGTTCCGTGGGGTTAAGTGGGATGTAGAATTAGAGCCAACCGTTTCCGCAGTACAACGTTTCAACTTCCAAGCAGGTGCTCATAACGAACATCCAACGTTCTTGGCAAAAACTGACAACGGCAATCTAAAATTTATCTTTGGTGATGCATCAACACACGCAGGTGAGTTTATATTTGCACAAAACGTTGTAGGCAAACTTG